GGACCTCCGTGCAAGCATTGCGTAACGTCTCCTTCTCCTTCTCAAAGAAATTGAACGAGAACCCCGGCTCGGCGGTCGATAAGGCTTGTCTAACATTCTGCTTAAAAGTACTCCCAACATCTCCTGTCTTCCAGTAGTTAAGTAACCATTCAGTATCATAGTTCACGCTGATATTTGTCATATCAAGCGGAGCATTAAAATTAAAGTCTTGTTCTTTGACCTGACCAATGGTGAAACCTGTCTCACCTACGGGCATGTCATACCAGTTTTTGCTTACAAGAAACTTTTCTATGTCAGCATGTTTCCAATTAAGACTAGCATAGATAGCAGACCTACGACTACCACCTTGCATAACACGCCTACCAATCTCATTAATCATTTGCATCTTTGGTATAGGACCAGAAGCAAGACCACCAGTGCCTTGTAGTATCCGACCTTCTTCACGGTATACAGAATAGTCAATACCAATACCACCACCTGTCATAAGACAAGACTCAGATTTCCAAGATACATCTGCCCAATCTTCTCTGGTGTCCTCTTCTGCACGTAAGAGATAACAGTTATTAAAGAACTTATTCTCACGGCCAGCATAATAAAGATAACGACCACCGGGAATAAACTTTAAATCAGTGATCATACGTTTTAATTCATCTTTATCATCCTTTGGTAGATAGTTCTGACATACATCATCTACTAACGTAATGGCTAAAGCATCCCATGTTTCACACCCATGGTGGGCATATTTATGTTTAAATATATCTTCACTAAATTTAGAGCGAAACATTGGATTTTCGTTTGATCTAAACTGTGGCATTTTATTCCCCCTCTCCATAATCTAATTCTAATATTAATTGTGCGTAGTGTATTACTTTTTCTATATCTTTACGACCTTCTCCTTTTTTTCTGTGTCTTGTAATATATTTAACAACATTACCTTCAAAATAATTTAACTTATTTTTATGAATATATTCAACAGGTTGTATCAAACAATCTTTATAATGATCACCACCAATTTGTTTTTTAGAGGCTCTTTCTTCTTTTAATCTATCAAGATAATAATCATGAGTACGTTTATTCAAAGAATTTGATAATTCTTTTTTTGACATTTTTGTTTCCTTTTTGGTTTACAACAGAGTAAGCAAACTCACGAACAAACATAGGATCTAATCCTGCATTGTCGCAAATTTCTTCAAAGTCAATTGCTGTTTGTCCTGATGTTGTAAAAAACCATGAATGTGCACAGCTTCTAGAAACTGAAACACTGGCATCGGTAACAGATGTATTAAGTTTTGTAAGATCCATTAAAGCTTGAAAAATGACTGACGTATATAATTTACGATATCTTTTTTCTAATGTGTCATCGCCCATGTTTTTCCTACTTTATAATCACAGTCTAGTTTGCATTTCATTTTTAAAATCCTTGTTGTTAAATCAATAGCTTCTTTTGTAATCGTACAAAAACGATTAACATCTTTATTTAATACTTCAAATTGATATTCATCATGAATAGATGCTACTAGCTTTGCATCTATACCAGACATGTTAATCTTTTTAATAATGTGTATCAACCATGTTTTACAAACGATAGCCCCAGCACCCTGTAATAAAGTATTTAACGCAGCATGTTCAGATCTTATTTTTAAATATCTACCATCAAGACCTCTTACTCTTCCTCTTTCAGCTTCTTTTTGTATCGTTGTTCTTAGTATTTTAAGATCTGGTAAATTACGTAAAAAAGTATCAACTAATTTCTGTCCTTTTTTTGCATCACCTCCAACAACTTTACCTATTTTAGCTGCTCCTGCTCCGTAAAGAAAAGCATAAATAAAAGTTTTTGCTTGATCTCTGTTAGCAAGACCAGCTAATTTCATGTTAGCTGTATGTATATCTCCTTCTAAAACTTCTTCTATGTATTTTTTATTGTTCATATAATGTGCAAGGCACCTAAGTTCTAAACCAGAAGCATCTGTACCTACCAGTGAATATTTGTTGGGATCACTAACTGTCCATAGATCCCTGCATTCTTTTCCATATGGACTATAGACGGCAGGTACTTGAGCCATGTTAGGACTATGATGTGCCATTCTTCCTGTAATAGTTTTTAATGTAAGAACTTTACCTCGTACTCTTTCATCTTCTTCACATTCTTTTATCCATGCTTTTAATAAACCAGTTCTTTTTTGTAACAAGAAAAACCTACTAAACATTTTAGCTTCTGGCATATCAATATCATTTAATATTTTTTCATTGATAATAATATTACCTTTATCTGTGTAATGGCTTGGTTCCCATCCTTTTTGTTGTAGTCTTTCTGCTATTTGTTTTCTGCTTGCTATATTAAAAGGTATGTATTTAACTTTAGTTTTTAATTGTATTTCAGTTGGCGGAAATATTTCTTGAGCTTTTTCCTCAAGCTTTCTTTCTTCCTGTTCTAATTGAGACAGCAAAACTGTAGCTTCTCTTATCTTAAAAGCAAAACCATTTCTTTGTTGCTGATCTATTATGGTGCGTATGTTATGTTCAAGCCTTATAGATTTTTCTGAAAAGTCTTTGCCTTCTCTTTCTAATTGATGTGCAACTCTCCAAGTAAGTTCCGTATCACGGATACAATATTCCAGCATGTCTTTGCTATATGACCTAAACTCATTAAAGTCTCCTTTATTATAGTTTAAACGATTACCCCATGCTTCCAAAGAATGACCGCCTTCTCGCATTGGATTAAACAGTTGTGATTCAATGAGTGTATCTCTTACTTGGCTAACTTTAATATTACAATTTAATATTCTATTAAGAATAGGGGCGTCAAACGACACCCCATTATGCATAATAAATTGATCTATTTTTTGTGACCACTCTGGAAACTTTTTACATTCATCAAGTACCCATGTTTTTATTTCTCCTGTATCATAATCTTTTGAAACAATGCAATGTATCTTTGTTGCATTCAGCGAATCAGTTTCAATATCTATGATTGCTTTCATCACATATCTACTAGTTTGGCATCCTCTACATTAATATGGAAATAGTTTTCGTTTCTTGTATTAGGACCATAAGCTTTTTTAATTTTACTTTCTGCAACTGTCTTTCCTGAAATATGCCATGCTTGTTTACAGTCATTTCTAAATACAACAAATGTTAATTTATCATTTGGAAATTCTTTTTGCCAACGATCAATTAATCTTTTCTTTCTAAATGGTATACGTATATCTTTCCAATGTTTCGGCCACTCACCTTTCCAAGAATATTTTATTTCAACTTCATAAAAGTATTCTCTTGGCTTAATTGTTGAAACATCATGATCAATTTTATTACATACTAAATCAAACGACATTGTTTCTTTGTCATCTATATTTACATATCCATTTAAATTTAGCCATTTTATCATGGCCTTTTTAGCAGGAGGATCTGACTGATCATATAAATCTTTGTCAAAGGGCTTGGTCGTACTCATTGTTATCCTCCCGTTCGGTAGGTTCTAGTTCTGTCATCCTACCAGTTTCATTATCGTAATGCAAATAAGTTGCTATACCAGTATCGCCAGTATACCTGTTCTTTAATACACGTAGCACAGTTGTATTTGCTTCAATTGGATCATCTGCTTGTTGGTTACGTTCTAAAGCTATCACTGAATCAGATAGATGTGCAATAGCTGCTGAACCACGTAGATGTGATAAAGAAACTTCACGCCCATCTTCATGACCACGATCACCCATCGGCCTTCTTAGGTGACTTACAAGCAATAAAGATATTCCTGTTTCTTCAACCAAAGATCTTAGCTTAGTCATTAGTATATCAATAGACTTACGTTCATCCCCATTATCTTCTTGACCTGATACAAGAATAGATAAGTGATCTAGTATCACCCACTTTGTGTCCATAGCTTTAGCCATGAAACGAACACGGTTAAGTATTTCATCATTACTAGTACTACCAAAATGATCAAAAGCAAAGAAACGATTTGTTCCGGTAGTTTTTTCACGCCAATCTCTTAGTTCATTTAAGCTGTATTGATCTCTTATTTCTTTAATATACAATCTTGCATTAGCTTCAACAGACATTAGATGAAACACTGTATTCTTTACACTTTCTTCTAAAGCAAAGAAACCAATATTATCTTCAGTGTTTTTAAGAAGATGGTGTGCAAGCTCTCTGATAATACTAGACTTACCCATGCCAGCACCAGATGTAAAACACACAAGCTCACCAGTTCTTATACCATATGTCTTTTTATTCAAACCTTCCCAAGGATATGGGCAGGTATCGCAATAATCTTCTTCAAATAATTCATCACCAAAAGAACCAAGATTAATTATACCAGCAGGAGTATATGGCTCTGCTGCCCACCAAGACTTAGTAAATCTTTCACGTTGATTTACTTTTAAATATTCATTTGGATCTTTAAGATCTAAATTAACAATCTTACATTTATTAGGTTCAAATAACTTTGCAACATCTTCTGCTGCTTCTTTACCTTGCTTATCATTATCAAAGCATATTACAATATTATCAAAGCTATTAAGAAAGTTAAAAGACTTTTTGCAATTAGTGGCTGCTGATTGTGCACCATTTTTTACTGATACCACAGGCCATTTTGATCCGAGTAATTCGTAAGCACTCATAGCATCAAGCTCACCTTCGACTACTGTAACGTACTTACCACCTTTACCAAATATATTTTCTCCAAATAAAACAGCCTTGGATAAATCTCCTTCAACCCAAAAATCTTTATTCTCTGTTTTTCTAATTTTAGAAGCTACATGTTCTCCTTTACTATCAAAGTATTTGTAGATGTGATGGCTTTGGTCGGTGCCACCATTATCATTTACATACGTACTATAAACTTTAGCTGAGTTTTCAGAGATTTTACGATCAGTTAAAGCTGCTAAATAACCTCCAGTTTTTAGAGAAGATGTTTTATTTATTGATGAAACATTAGATTGTTGCATGGATAAATCCTTATCATTAGAAAAACGTGTATTACAAACAAAACAAAAAGAATGCCCATCGCTATGTTGGACATTCCCATCACTTGATCCACATGCAGGACATGGACCTCTCTTTAACCAGCCTTCGGCCATTACCATTTACCTTTGCTATATTGAAACATATCATTAGCAATGCTGTTTCTTTTCGCTATCACCTCCTTTTCAATAGAAACCAAAGTTTCAATTTGATCAACTCTTTCCATACTTTCAAATGATTCTTTAAAATTCATTATAGGACTTTGACGACCTTTTCTTTTTTCAACAACGAGTAAAACATCATTCATTTTTTTTAACCTTTTTTATGGCATACTTAAACTCAGGATCAGATCCTAAATGATACCACAAAAGATAACGATAATCAAGAGCTTCTTTAGCTAATCTATAAGAGTCATAACTTCCCATAATTTTTTTATTATTGTTGTGTTCCATAATAATGTTCCAAGTATTAGACATGGGCAGCGCCCCCGCATGGAAAGGGGGCGTTGACCATATCAATTGTACTCTTCAATATCATTTTGAATATTTTGAATAAACTCATTTTGATCAGCTAACATATCTTGTAATTCTTCTTTGGCAAGTCGTCGTGCAGTTTTAGAATCATACCCTTCATTCTGATATTGGCTGGTAAGTTCTTTAAAAATTTGTTTTCTTTCTTTTTGCCAAAGATTTTTAGCCATTATACTAACTGGCACTTTCCTCTATATCATTCCAGAACTGAGCTACATCATTTTGATCATGTGGATTGTAACCACATTCAATCATAAAATCATGCAGTGCATTGTACTCTTCTCTGTTTGTTTTTATTTTTTTTCTGTAAGCTTCAAAGTCTATTACATTTTCATTTTGTTTTGATACTTCCCATGATTTATCAATATCAATACCACGAATTTTTTCTAAATCTTTAGTCAAGATATCAATCCTTTTTTGTGAGCGGTTTAGCTGTCTTTTCAATGTGTTTATTTGTTTGGTAAGTAATTGTTTTTCTTTATCAATTTCTACCATATCATCCGCTCCTTTAATTGGTCTAGTAAACCTACCACCTACATAGTTATTATAGTAGGCATACTTATCAGTGCCGTCAAGTATTTTTGTCAGGACTCCAAGCTTCATTTGATAATGAAGCTCGTAGTATTTCATGGTTCTTTTGTTTTCGTATTGATCTATTATTTCAAAATTAAAATGTTTCTTTCCTATTTTTTTAATATCTGCAAGTAAAGCTTTGGAAGATCCCATGTATTCTTTCCAGTTAGATGATACATTTTTTCCATTTCTTTTTATAAAATATTGTTTACATCCAATGTAAGATTGTTTTGTTTTTTTATTAGTAATTTTATAAACAAAACCAAAATACTTATCAGGATCTGGTTTTACTTTTTTAGTATATTTCCAATGCATTATTCTTTTAATTCTTCAACATCTGGTAATCTTCCTATTTTTGTAAGATACCTTTTATTTTTTGCATAATTAAATACACGAAGTCCTTGACCCTCATTAGCATCTGCCCAACATTCTCTCTTATAGTCGCAATAAACACAACCAATAGGAAGCTTATAGTTGCCAGACTTACCATCAGGTATATCGGAATAGCACCTATCAGGTATCCTATCGTTTGAAACCATTCTTTTAAGGTATTCAACACGTTCTTTAGCATTAATCATTTCCAATGAATGTACTGGGGTTAGACATATCTCACCTGTAGATTTATCAATAGCTAGGAATGCAGCTTCATTAACTCCATTAGCTTGAGCATACGCAGATATCTGAGATATGTATCCAAAAGGATCATCTTCATAAAGTCTATTGTGTTTAAACTTTTCAAAACTTTTGCCTGATGCACTTTTACAATCAACAAGTACACCATCTATCACTGCATCTTGATGACCTTTAACACCTTCTATATCTAATTCTTTTTGAGTTTCTTCAACGGTGTGACCAGCAATACGAGTTAGTAATAATAATAATTCTTCAAGTAAATGACCGTATAAAAACTTAATTTTTGTAGAGGATGGTAAAGGATTTTGTTTTTGTTTTAAATTAGATTTATACCAAAGTTGGCGATTAGGTTTACCTATTGCAGACAATCTTAATTTATTATCATCTTTTCTATCTTCACAAAGAGATAGTGTAATCTGACTACAAACTTCCAAGGCAAATTTATTTAAATGTTCTGGTAAAGCTAATAACTGTTTTTTAGTTAAGCTACCATCATCAAAAAGATTATATATATCTTTTACTAAGTTATTAATATTTTTTTTAGTCATGAGAGAATGGGGAGCCACAGAACGTGGCCCCCCTCTTCAGGTTATGAAGCAAAAGGAATATCATCATCAGATGTATAGCCTGATTCCACAACATCAAAATCTTCAGCCTCACCATCAGATGAATACGGTACAAGTTCAACTACCTGAACTTTTTGTAGATCCGCAGACCTACCTTCTTTGCCCTTCCAAGACCAATCATATGGCCTATAAAGAACATTAACTTTAGATCCATTACCAATCAATG